AGAATAGGCACTTTGCCGTTTGCTGCTGTGCTTGGTGTTGCTGGAACATACATGGCCTCATTCGTGTAAATGGGGTAGCCCATATACGTGGCTGGCTGGCCGTTGGCAACCTGCGTATTCATGTTACCACCTGCTGCAACCATAAGCGCGTCAAACACTGCGGCCTTGGTCAATGGGTGACAAAGCCAACCGGCGCCCTGCTTGATGTACTTTTGTGGCAGTTTGCCATAGCACAAAGCCAGGTCGTCGTGATCGATCTCTCCGAGCGTATCGTGTCCAGATGCGGCCGCCAGTACGCAGGTGGTCCACTGATCATTCTCAATCAGATATTGGATTCCCCTGATACCGTGGTATGTGCTGGTACCGTCGCCATTGAGCCACGCGTTATCCTCGCCATAAGCAAAGGCAAGCGCGATTTCAAGGGTCAGGTCGTCGCCCATGTCGATTATTGAGTCTTCGGACACTTCGTTGCTGTAGCGCGTGAGGGTTCCCCACTTACGTGCAACCAGCTCAGCATTGCCCCAGCTCTTATCGGTCTCAGTAAGCAAGGCATTTTCACCTACCGGCGTGGCAGTCAAACCGCTCTTCCGGATAGGCACGTTCTTGGTGTCGCTCATCATACCGTGACGTCTGCAGAGCTGGCGAGCCAGTCCGTAATCGTCGCGGATGTTGATTACAGCCGTTTCAATTTCATCAGGGACCAGATAGCCGCCAGATGCATTGATGTTTGCGGCCATTGCGCGCGAGTCCATATCAGACCAGCGAACCGGAATGCCGTTGTTGCTGCACCATTCCTGCGCACGCTGATTGCCATAGATGGAGGCAGCGAAGAACATACCTGCGCGATGCGCGGCTTCGTTCGCAGCCTGTACTCCGCCGTAAACTTCCGGCTTGAAGCTGCGCAGGTTGGTGCGACGTGGCATAACCACAACGCGCTGGCTGCGTACTTCTTGGACCTTCGGGCTGTTGGAAGGTTGCACAGGAGCTTGACGCTCTTGGACAGCTGGTTTGATTTCGTTTGCTTGGCGGAGTGCCATCAGTGCGTCGCGTTGCTTCAGCACTTTGGCGCGTTCGTCGACCAGCTCAGAAATCGAACTGGTTTCGTCGTCGGTAAGGTCCCGGTTTTCACCTGCTGCTGTCGCCTCGATGTCGTTGGCGCGCTTTAGGATCTCGTCGGCCTTAGCCAAGAGTTCTTTAGGATCCATTTTCCTAAACTCCTGTTTGGGTTCCTGTTTCTGCGCCTTTGTCTGCACTTGCTCCATAGCAAGCTCGCGACTCCTGGCAGCGATTGTAGTATCTGGGTATGCCGGATATGTTACCGGTCCCACGTCGAAAAGTTCTCTAACCTTCGTTACTCTTCGCTCTGAAAAGTCTGGACTCCATTCGTCTTGCTCTGCGATGAACGCAAACGATTGGCCCTTGATATCTCCGCGCTCGATACTGTTGTAGACGCTTCTGCCAAGCTCGGAATCTGGCAGCTCTACATCGATCAGAAGGCCGTTCTTGTCTTCGTGCATGCGCAAGGTGTTCGGTGTGCGCCCAAGGACGTTATTGCTGTCGTGGTTGAACAGTGCAACGACGTCCAGGTCATCACGTTTCAGCACGTTGCGGAACGCGCCTGGCGCAATCGTTTCGGTAAATCCGCCAAGGTCAACGCTGCGCTGATTAAAGACGACTGCATAGCCTCGGAGATATAGCTTTCCGTCTTCGTTGACTGCACGTAGTTCGCAATTGTAATTGTGCCGGATTTCGCGCTTATTCTTCGGTGGCATCGTCTGTATCCTCTTCGTCTGGTTCTTCCATGGCCGGCGCGACTGGCGCGGGCTCCGGCTTAGGCTTCATAGCTTCCTCTGCTGTGGTCATGTTGAGCGGTACATAGTGAACGTCGCCCTCGTCACCGATCGCCGGTAGGTTCTTAAGTGAACGTATTTCGTTGATGCTCATCACGCCAATATTGAAAAGGGTATTGTAAAACGCGGCGCGCGCCTGGCTGTTGCCACGTAGAAGCGCATCAACCGAGAACCGGAATTCGTGCATTTCCCGCTCATTGTCCATCAGCAGCTTAGCGTTGCATTCTTGTTCCCAGTTGGTAATGTGCGGCTGCAGGCAATCCACAACGTACTCTTGTGACTGTTCTTCAATGTTGCTAAATGTCGCGTGTGACAGTTCTGCAAGCTTGTGTGGGGGAATGTTGAAGATTCGCGCGATGTCCTGGACCTGATGCACGCGAGTTTCGAGAAACTGCGCATCGTTCGGGGGGATGGATAGGCTACTGAATTTCATCCCCTCCTCAAGGATCATCAGCTTGCCAGCGTTTTCGCTGCCGGCGTTGTTACGCTCCATGCTCTTCTTGAGCCTTGCGTATGCCTCGTCTGATAGCTTTGCCGGGTGTTCCAGGTTGCCACCTGGCCGCATCATGTTTCCGAAAAAGGCTGATCCCGTTTTTTCGGCGCCAAGCCCCAGGCCGATTGATTCAGCGAAAAGCCGAACCGGTGACGGGGCGATTACACCGTCGCCCATGCCGCGAATATGTAAGCAGTCCATCGGAGAAAGTCGGAACGATGTTTGTTTGGGTGGCTGCACAAGGTACACAAATGCTTTGCCATCTGCTGAAATGTCCAGCGAAACCCAAGCGGGATTGATCGGATAGAGTTCCAATGGACGGCCATCGGTGCCGCGAACGATCTCCGCATAAGCGTTGCCCCAGCGGAGCATTGCGGATTGCATGGTCTGCTTGAAAATGTATGGTGTCTGGTAAGAGTTCGGGCGATTGTGAATCAACTTGTACGCTTGCAGCTCTTTCGCCTTTTCAAAGCCTGCATCATTTGGAAGTCGACGCATTACGAAAGTCGGTAGCTTACCAACATCATTGGAAATACGGTTTACAGCTGCCCAAAACGCTGCATATTTGAGCGCTGATTCTTCGTCAACACGTTCGCCCGATGCGGTTTTGCCACCTTGACCGTTCCAAAATACTTCCTCTTTCGAGGGGTAAGTGGTAGCACGTCGAAGCCAGTTAAAGAGCCTATCAATCGATCTCATGCGCGGAAAGTCTCCTATTGAGCTACCTATACGGAGACCTTAACGTCAATTCAACACGTTGTATAGATTTGGTACTATTGCTGGTAATAATCAGCGTTCAATCGTCTTTCTGGTGTATCCGCATGCGCGGCATTTACGATAGCGAACTATCTCGTTTTCGCGTTTCCTGGTGGTGTAGACCTCCATTTCCCGCTTCATACCACGCTTTTTGCACTTTGCACAGTCAAAACCAGCCATCACAGTGTCCTTATTTCGCGTTCATCATACACCGACTTAGTGTCTTTTGGACTCTCTACAACTGCCCGGCTGACTGCCATAATTGCCGATACAGCTGGGTCAATTCGTTGTTTTGCCTTCTGTTTATCCGGCTTCACGTTATCGCTGGGATCTCTCACAACGATCATGTTTCCGATAGCCCACCGTAACAGCGGGTTGTCATTGTGGAGAATCTTGCCGGCCTTTACCAGTCTTTCGAAATCCTTGCAGGCCGGGCTCATGCTGGCGTATCCCTGCCGGAATTGCACCACGGTTATGCCTTCATCCTCTTGCAGGTTCGTAAGTAGCCCGATCGCGTTCCACGGATCAGCCGCAAAATCTTTGATATTCCATAGCTTGCATTGGTCCACGATATCGGCTTGGATATACTTCTGGTCCACGCAATTACCTGGCGTAAAGCTCATAAATCCCATTTCCTGCCATGCGTGATAAGGTACTTTGTCATCGCGTTCGCGTTCCCAGGCTGTTTCTTCTGGTATCCATGCGTGCACGTCGAGGGCGTAATTTCCGTCTGGCAATGGCCAACACATTGCGCGCGCTGTAAGGTCTGTCGTGCTGGACAAGTCGCCAGCCATCCAGCCCTCTAGCCCCTTGATTTCGTCGTAATTCCAGTGCCGCGCGGCCTTGTCCCATTCGTTGAGGTCCAACCAGACGGAGCTTGCGCTGGTCATCTGGTTACACTCTAGGCGCCGGAATGTTGCTTGGTAACTTGGTTCGTTCTGCGCCTTTTTGCACTGCCGTTGCATGTAATCGAGTGATTTCGTCTGTCCAAGCGCAGGATTTGCCCGAATCCACAGCTTTTCGTCGCGCCAATCGTCATCAGGTTGCAGTTCGAATACCGCCGGCAGAAACCGGGGATCCTGGATTTCTTCGTTCTTGAGAACCGCATGGGCATATGCGTGCTTCTCATTGCAAATGGAAGGACGGTCGTAGTCTGCTGTAGTCGTGTAGACCAACAAGGGTTGCTTCCTGGTTGACATGGAAGCCTCAAGGATATCAACCAGCTCACGCGACTCGAATCGGTGAATCTCATCTATCAGCACACAGGAGGCGTTTATACCGTCCTTGGTCTTGGCTTCACTCGACAGGACCTTTGCTTTCGCGTTGTTGTCCGGAACCTTTAGCTCTCGCGTGGCTGAGTATGCGATCCATTGCTCGCGTAGTTCGGGCGTTGCCAGGTTGTGCGCGTTGTTGTAGATAATTCCAGCCTGGTCGATGTCGCACGCAGCACAAAAAATCTGCGCACCTGGTTCGCCATCCGCCAGCAGCATATAATCCAGGATAGCCCCAGCGAATGGGCTCTTGCCATTCTTTTTTGCGATGTATATCAGCGCTTCCCGGTAGCGCCGCAGTCCGTTGCCGTCAATCCAGCCAAAGAGATTGGCAGTAATGGCCTCCTGCCATGGCAAAAGCTTAAACGGTTGCCCTGCTGCGCTGCCTTCCCAGAGTACCAGAAACGTTTCCATGAAGTCGATAGCAAACTCTGCCCGTGATTGGTCGAAGTGGAACCCTTCGCCCGATGCAAACGGGTCATAGCCTGGCAGTGATGTTATGATCTTTTTCCACTGCCGGCGCTTGCTCATAGATCAAACTCCAGCTGAGCCGTTTCTCGCTCTATACGCTCCATCATCGCAGCGTAATAGTCTGTATCAAGCTCTGAGCCTGTAAGGTCAAACCCCATGTA